GAGGAACATCCTCCGGGAAAACGTACTCGATAATGCAGAATTTGTTCCTCAAGGCCATGCAGGAACCAAATATCGTGGTCACCGTCGTCGGACAGGACATTCCCAACCTGAAGAAAGGAGCCGTCCGTGACGCCTATAAAATATACTATTCCTCGCCATTGCTCAAACAGGCCGTCAATGATTACAACAAGACGGAACGGATCTTCAATTTTAAGAACGGATCGATCATCGAATTCAACTCCTATACCGATGAACAGGATGCCAAGTCCGGAAAGAGGGACTACGCATTTTTCAACGAGGCCGACGGGATCCCCTGGGAGATTTACTTCCAGGTCTCCATCCGGACGTTCAAACAGATCTACATCGACTACAACCCCACCTGTGGCTTTTGGGTCCAGGACAAGATCCTGAACCAACCCGACGTCGCCCTGTTTATTTCAGACTACCGGGACAATCCATTCCTGGACGAGATAACCAGGAAGGAGATCGAGGCCATCGGAGACGCCGAACTTTGGAAGGTATATGCCAGGGGAAAGACGGGAAACCTGAAGGGTACCATTTATCCGGATTGGGTCCCCATCGACACCTGGCCGGACGACATCGAGGAGGTGATCTGGGGTGTCGATTACGGATACACCAGCGATCCAACTGCAATCGTCAAGGTCGGAATCAAACGACCAAGAACATTGTACTTCGAGGAAATCTCATACCAGCCAGGGATTAGCGAATATCAAATCAAAGAAATTATGGAAGCCGCAGGATGGATAAACGGACAGCCCTTCTACAGCGAACACGACGCTGAAATGGTCGGAGCATTGCGACGCCTCGGCGTTTATGTGCTGATGGCCAGGAAGGGAGAAGGATCCGTGAAGCCTGGGATCCTCAAAATGAAACAATTCAAATGCTACTATACAAAGAGGTCGATGAACTTACACAAGGAACGACTCCGGTACAAATGGGCCTATGTGGGAGAAACCCCTACAAACACGCCAGACAAAAGCCCGGACCATTGTCTTGATGCAGCCAGATATGCCTGCTACACACATTTTTATGGAGAATAAAGCCACAAACGTTCTTTATCAGTTGTTGGGGTCAAGAAAAAACCGGGTATGTGGCCCCGGTTTTTTTCTCAAATTACCTTCTTAAAACGCCCACTCATTTCCAGAATTCCTTCTTGAAATTCACCCTTCTTCTACGAAGGTAAGAGTCCCCAGGAACTTCTCAAGGTCTGGGTTGGGAGAACCAAACGCCTTTTCGACGTTCCAGAACCTGTCGATTTCTTCTTGCAGAAAGAAGATCTCACAGGTGGTCATGTTCTTTACCTTTTCAATCAGTGCCTTGATGTCGATGTTCCACCTTTTCCCGATACCTTCAAACTCGTTGGCATCTTCAATGTGTGCAATGAAAGCAGAATGATTCACCGCAAATTGTTCTTCAAAGATTGATCCGTTTTGACTGTCAATCAACGCTGACAGTTCATTCTTCGTCAACTTACCTCTGATGCTTTTCAGGGCGTATTTCCTAAGCCAAAGGTATGCCTCCGTTGCCCGGGTTCCGCCGGCGTAGGCGCTTCCATAAAGTTTCACAAGCTCAGCATCTGTCTGAGGGCTGAGGCGGATTGATTTCGTGTTTGTTTTTGACATTTTATTACTTTTTTATAATTTGACTTGAAACTGACTTGAAACTGACTTGAAACGTTACTTTTACCCGGTACCCCAGACTTTCCAGATTGCTTACAATTGCTTCAAGGGTTAGGGTGTTCATGAAATCACGTACCCTTAACCTGATTACTCTTTTTGACTTGATTTTTTTCATAACTGACTTGCTTTAAAGGTTTGACTTGAATTAATGACTTGAGATCACAAATTGTAGAGATACACGTACGTTAGCCACCATATTAAGAAGCTTTTGAGCGTTTCTTTAGGTACTGATTAATCCAGAAGGCAAATAACCCAGATATGTTTTCTTTGCCGAGAAGTTCTTTGCTTATTTCTTTAGCCTGTTGTTGCTGTTCTTCAGTCAGGCTTATTGTTACTTTTTTAGTTTTCATTTAGCCAATTTATTTGTCGTTGCTTAATATTTATATCACAAACACATTCGTCAAAAAGTCCAATTTCAAATGCAGTTTTGAGTATAAATGCAAATGTTTTATATTTAACATCTTCAATACTGCAAGTGCTCACAAAAGTTTGTAGCTTCTTTTTGTTTCGGTCTTTTTTGGTATATGAGTTTATTATTTCTAAATCGGAAGAAACAGTTAGGTAATAATAACAACCAACGCAATGTTGTTTACCAAGTCGGTAATAATCATCAGCGTATTGTTTTGAGTTTTGCGTTTTAAATGTTTTACAAAACTCTTCAAATGTCATTAACCATGTTTCTTTTTTGTTCATCTTTTTGTAATGTTCATTGTCAATGAATTGACCCCATTAATGAACGGGGTCAATTATTTCTTCATTCTGTTTATCGCAGAAATCACAAGCCTCATCGAAGTCGGCAAACTTGCCTAAAACTTCAACCTCATTTTGCTCAATTTCTTGAGCAAGTTCTCCTGCTGGTATAACATAGGCAGAAGTGCCATCAAAAACAACTATGTGAGCTAAACGTGCCATAACCGTAAATGTTAACCCTGACCACCGGGTCGCTGTTTTGTTATCATTAACACACACTCCCTTTATTGACTTGAATTGCCGTGCAGCCGGTAGCATAGCTGAAGGTTCTTTTTTATCAATTTAAAATTCCTTGTTCGGGTTTAATCTTCGTGCATAAACTATTTTTTTCAAATTTCCAGAAATTTAATTCTTCGCTGTATTTGAAATATTCAATAATTCCGTCGCTGTATTTCAAACAAAGTCTTTCATTTTCAACAAACGCATCTGTCACATTCTTAACGCAAAGTTTCCCAATTATAAACTTTCCGGGTTCAATTTCAAAATTGGTAAGCTGTTCAGCAGCTTCGCCGTCAATGAATATACATCCTTCGCCGTCTTTTAGCTGTGTGAGTGAAATTAACTGTACATATCTTACACATTCTGGTTCCAAACAATATCCCGGAAGCGTTCCAAAGCTTTCGGCAATTCCGAAAGCTTTTTCTTTGATTTTATTAGCCTCAATCAACGCTTGTTTTTTGTCAATAATTTGAATTTTCATCGTAGTAGTTTTATTTATTAAAATTCAGTTTCAGTAATTTCTTGTTCAACATATCTACCTAATTCAATGAAGCTTTGTTTTAATTCTTCAGTCATTTTGATGTAAAATCCGCATTCTGGATTGAAGTCTTTTAAAACAGTTTTAATTCCACCTTTTGAAGCTTCTTTCTCTAAATAAGAAGCTAATTTCGTTTGTCCTTCAAATTTTACTGTAAACGCCGGTTTCCCGTTTATAGTCCATGTGCGAGCTGGATAGCAAGTCAAAGTTGAGAATCCCTCTTCAATTGTATCTAATCTTTTTACTTCAACGCCTTTGTAATTAAAAATTTCAGTTGCTAATGTTTTTAAAGTTGTCATGATGTTGTTGTTTTAATTGTTATTTGATGAAACAAAGATACAACATTCTAAACACAAATGTCAAGTATTTCTGCAATTATTTTCATTATTTTCATCACCAATCAACAAACAATACGTAAATAACTTATAACAAAGCAGTAAGCCCTTACTGATCGTCTCGTCCAATTCATTGATATTTAATGAAATAAAAATCAGTAACCCCTTACTGACCCCTTACTCATTTCCAAAATTTCCTTCTTGAAACAACTGCCCATTCCCCCCAATGGATCGGCAGATGCTTTTTTTCAAAAAAATCAAATTCCCAAAATTCCTTCTTGAAATCAACACCCAATTTTTAAACGGGATCGGCAGATGACCTGAACGCCAGGTCGAACCGGCAATCCCGGCGAAGCCGGGCCGGGCCGCCCCCGGCCGGCCGACCAGGAACCAAACCAGGGAGATCCGGCCGACCAGGGACCAGGTCCCCCAGGATCCCCAGCCAGGCCGACCGCCGGCCAGCCAGGCCGACCGCCGAAAAAGCCGGCCCCACTGCAAAAACCGGACCAAACACGCAAAAAAAGGACAAAAACCGATTGAGATATGTCAATCAAAACGACGGTATATAACGGCCCCAAAGGCTTGACAACGGCCCCAAAAAGGTGTTATCTTTACCAAACAAACAACAACAAACCGAAGGACAAACCGAAGAAACAACAAATAACAAGGAGGAACAAACCAATGGCACGATACATTAGACACAAAGACGAACTTATTGTAAGAGAAAAGAAACTTACAAAAAAGCAAATTAAAGAAGCTCAAGAAAGAGAAGAGTTTTTAAGAAGAAACAGAAATGGCGTGTTTGGTAGTATTTATTGACATGAACCAAACCCCCAGCCCAATGAAAAAGACAAACCAAACCCCCAGCCCAATGAAAAAGACAAACCAGACACCAGCCCAGATTTTGAACCTCCTCCGGGAGAGCGAAACAAGAGACCCGGAACGCCACGCCGACAAGACCGTGGTCCTGAAAGACGACGAAAAGACAACGACCGAGACATTCGGATTTTTTAAGGCAGAAGCCCACAAACGCCCGACCGACGCCGGATGGAGCTACGACGACCAGATCGAGCCGGGGAACGAGATCCACATCTGGCGCACCAACTACGACAAACCGGGAGACCGGACCACCCCCGAAACAACGACCCTGGTTTTTGAAACCAGCCACGAAGCCAGAACCCAGGCCGCCGACCACCTCGAGACGATCGTCAGGGAAGCCGGAATGACCCGGACCGACGCCTACCGCGACAACGCCAAAGGAACCGACCACGCCAGGTACACCCTGGAGGTCCCCGCCGACCAGGCCGACGACACCGGCCGGTCCATCGCCCTGGACATGACCGCAAACGGGATCCGGACCAGCTGGCACGTCGCGACCGAGCCAGGCCCGGACCCGAACCCGGAAGCCACCCCGGCCGACCCCACCGAGGCCGCCTCCCGGCTGAACCAGGCCGACAACCCGAGAAAGGCCCAGGACCAGAGAGACGAGGCCCGACGGGACCGGGACCATTACAGGAAGGAGCTCATCAACGCCCTCGAGGATTACCGGAGAGCCGCCGCCGAACGGAACAAACACGAGGACGACCAGACCCCACCGGCCCAGGCCGAAATTGACCAGGCCCTGGTCAAGATCGAGCCGGGAAAACCGAACAACCAGAAGGAAGGAGAGGAGGACGACGAATGAACGCAACCGCAACTCGCCGAAACCCGACCGGCCACCCCCCCCAGGTTCTGGATTTACGAACGGGATCGAACGAACCAAAGCCACCAACGCAAAACAGACCAACCCAAAACACCGGAGGACAAACCAAATGACCAAGCCAAAAACCATCACAAAACACCCAGCCAGGAACGCCAAAACCGCCGCCACCGCAATCGCCGCCGCAATCGCAACCGCCATCATCGCACTTTGCACCCACAAACTGACCTAAAACCATCCCAAAACACCAAAAACCCCCTACATTTGCAACCAAACAACCAACAAACAACCAACAACTGAAAACAACAAACACCAACCCAGACCAACTACCAACAACCTCAAAACCAACGAGAAAGGCCGACAAGGAGAAGGAAGAAGGAGAACAGAGGGCAGACGGGAGACCAATCAAAAGCCGAATTTCCAAACCGAAAACCGAACCGAACCACAAACCAAACCACCAAAGCCATGCCACACCAGAAGAAATACCAGGAAGGAACGGCCAACCGGACGATGACCTTCCTTAAAAAGGACCTTGACACACTCCAGGCCCACACCGGATACCGGATGACCTTAACGGACCTGGTCCAACAAGCCATCAAGGAATACATCAAGAGGAACGGATTGGACGAGGAGGACCATCCAGGGGACCAGGGAGAACCGGAAGCCCCGGACCAGGAACGACGGGACAAAGCGACCATCCCGGAACCGACAAAACCAGCCCGAACCGGAGAAGCCGGATGACCGAAACAAACGAGATCCGATCGACCTGGATCCGCCAGACCAGCCCGAACCGGAGAAGCCGGATGACCGATTCGACGGCCTCCCGGATTACCTGAAGACAGACTGAGAAGCCAAACCGACCAACCCGGATAGCCCGTAGAGAACCCGACCGACCAAGGCCGGGTTTTTTTATTGCCATCGAGGAACACAGACAGGGCTCCGGACCAACGGGAGGAAGACAACGAACCGCAACAAGGGAGAGGACCAGCGACCAAGGCCGGGTACCCGAACAGGACAGCGAACAAAGAGAACAACGAACAACAACGAACAACAAGACCATCACCAACACGGGAACAAACCAGCTCACCGATCACCAAGCCAGCCCGGAAAGGGGACCATTAATAGCCACCGATCCCAGGGAAAAGGCCCGGCCGAACCGCGGGAAAAGAAAAAAGCCTGCCGAAAAACCGACCGAAATAAAAAAAACGAAAACGAAAAAAGCGCCTATATGTTCGAAAAATGCGTGGCCGGTTTTTGAGATTCTCCATTTTTTGGATGAATAGACTGTGCTGGAATAGGATTTTTTTTTTGGGATTTTTTTGAAAAAGAGGCGGTAAAGAGTTTAAAAAATGGATGGATTTCGGATGGAAATGTGACAACTCGTTGAATACTCGTTTACTGCTCGCAGAGTATTTCCTGAATGGTAGTTGAATATTCCCTGAGGTTTGGAAACACCAATAAATACAGGGTTTCTTTAACCACTCTTTGAGTATTCGCAGAATAGTAGTATAGTACTCGTTGAATACTCAGCTTAGTAAGGAAGGTAAAGGAAGGGAAAAGGAATGGAGTGGAGTAGACGCGCGCGCGAAATTTTTTTTTGACTTTTAATTTTGAATTATCAACAGCCGAATTTTAACATTGATTGAGATTTAGGTTTATTCTTGAATTTTTTGCTAAAATATTGATTTGACAATAGGACTATTGTTTTTTACATTTGTCGTGCGAATTTTTTCACGAAAACCAGCCGCATGGCAGATAATTTTTTCAAATTTTTCACGAAATCAATTGAAAGGCCGGTAAAGATCACTGAAGGTAGAGATGTGTTTTTCACATATTTACCGGGATTTGGAGGTACGACGATCAAAGACACAACAACGATGTCTGGTCAGGGCTGGGCGTACAACTATTGTCCGGCAGTAAATGCGGTCATCAACAAGAAGGTTCGGGCCTTTACGAATGCCAAGTGGAAGATTGTGAATGAGAAAGGTGATCCGGCAACGGGTAAGAACCTTGGTATTTTGCCCGAGCTCATCAAGAGGCCGAATCCATCCCAGACGTGGAATGAGTTTATATCCCAGGCAAAGGTATATGAGCAAACCTTTGGAGAAGTGTTCATATTACCGGTTATGCCGCTATTTTTTAACGAGAAAACATCTGTCAGCTCTATCTGGGTAGTTCCAAATTGGTTGATTACAGAGAACATCACCGGGAAGATCTTCAACCAGACTAAGATAGATCAGATAGTTGAAAACTACGTGATTAATTTCAACGGATATAGTTCTGATCCGATCCCTGCAGACCAGATTCTCAGGATACGGGATGGAAGCGTTCCCGTCACCGATATGGCAGAGAAGATCCTGCACGGACAAAGCCGCCTTTATCCTCTGACGAACCCGGTTACCAACATCATCTCAGCTTACGAGGCACGTAATGTTATGATCACCCGAAAAGGTGCCCTTGGAATCCTCTCCAATGATGCAAAGGACGTCGGAGGTACAATCCCTTTACGCAAAGAGGATAAAGAAAGCCTGCAGAATGATTTTAAGAAATACGGACTGAGCAAAGAACAATACCAGGTCATCATCACCAACGCCTCCCTTCGCTGGCAAGCGATGACTTTTCCAACGAAAGAACTGATGCTCTTTGAAGAAATCGAGGACGACACCCGGCAGATTGCCGACGCTTTCGATTTCCCAATGCACCTCCTTGGATTCAAGAAAGGAACAACCTATGCCAACGTCAATGAGGCAAAGAAATCATTCTACCAGGACGCTACCATCCCGGAGGCCGAGAATTTCGCCAACGCTTTCGCCCAATATTTTGACCTGCCGGATGGTCTCCGTCTTGTCCCATCATACGACCACCTGGAGATCTTCCAGAAATCCCGAAAAGACCAGGCCGAGGTTGTCCGGATCATCTGCGAAGGATACAAAACAGCCTACGAAAAAGGAATCGTCACCCTGGAAGAATGGAGATCCGCTATGAATCTGGACCCAAACAACTTCACGGGAAACACTTTTTATGAACCGCCGGCAGAACCAACGCGCATGCTCCCACCGGCAAACCAGGAACCAAAGCAATGACAATCGAGGAACTCAAACGAAAAAAAGGCCTCCGGGCCGTTTATTTCAAAGCCCAGGAGCTCAAAGATATGACCATCGACCTCTCCAAACGGGAGGTCACCATGGCCTGGAGCGCTTTCGGTTTCAAGGACGACGACCGCGATATCATCGTGAGGGGTGCATTCGCAAAGTCGATCAACGAACGGGGACCTCAAAGCACCACGGCCAGAAAGATCGCGTTCCTAAAATTTCACAACTACAACCTGCCGGTAGGACCGGTAAAAGAACTTATCGAAGACGATAAATATCTGATTGCAAAAGCAATTGTTGACCCAACGCCGGAAGGTGATACAACCATCACCCAATACCAGACAGGTACACTGAATCAACACTCCATCGGGTACCGGTACATCTGGGACAAAATGGAATATTCCGAATCAGATGACGCATTTATCTGCAAGGAGATCGACCTGTGGGAAGGATCCGCTGTGGTCGCCGGAGCAAATGAGAATACACCACTGCTGGAAATCCGCGGCATGCTTACACAGGATAACGCCGCTCAGGCCATGGATGACCTGGAAAAACTACTGAAAAATGTAGAAATAAAAAATCAATACGAGATCCGCAAGTCAATCTCCCGCATCCTCGCACTCACCGAATCGAAGGAGCCGGCAAAGCCACTCCATGGAAAAAGTGAGCCGCAAATCGTTGAAATCGATTATGCGATGGTCGCGCTTGCTTTAAAAACCGCCAAATCGTTAAACTAAATTCAAGTAAAATGAAAAAATTGTTAATGTCCTTCACGTTTCTCCTGTTTGGAATTGTCTTGAATGCACAGATCCTGACAATTCCCCTCGCCGTCGGAGCAAAAGGTGTCGATTCCCTGTACGGGGCCACGACAAAGTATTACTATGTCAAAGCCTCCGGGACCTTTACCACCAAGGCATCATCGCCGATAACCGCCTACGGATTGTACGCTATTCAAGCAGGTACCGTCCGATCTGTTGAAGTTACCGGAACGGATTCCTGTCAAATCACATTCGAGGTAAGCCTCGATAATACGAACTGGCATAAGTTTACCGGAACCACGCCGAAGGTGACAGGAGGTGCCGTTTATACAACTATCCCAGACATGGTAACCACAACTACCGACGGAAATGCTCTTTTTCAACCTTCCGCTTGCTATTTCCCCTACATCCGGGTGAAATTCCAGCATTATAAAGCTTCGTGCACAATGTACCCCAGGCTTTCCGTCACACTCAAGAAACTCTAACCTAAAGCCCAAACAGCAATGAAAACCTTTAATCAGAAAAGAACACAGAAAATCGCTATGATGGCTCTGGCCATACTGGCTATCGTCGCCACCATCTGCATCCTCACGAACCCGGTGACCGGCCTGGGAGCCTCCCTTGCGATGGCAACCGTTGTCGGTGGCATAACCCTCGAGGGAAAGGAAGAAGCCCTCTACAACGCACTCAATGAAACGATACATGGAGAAATTACCAAACATACCAAAGGCTATATCTCAGAATCCAAGATGACAGAGAATATCAACTCGGCACTGGCCAAGTTTGCTCCCAACCTTAAGGACAACGAAGATCTTGTCAAACTCCAGACAAAACTCGACGGTGCCCTGTCAAAAATGGCAGAGATGGGGCTCGAAATGAAAGCGATGAAAGAGGTTGGGAACGCAAAGATCCCAAAATCCGTCTACGAACAGCTCAAGGCTCACAAGGAAGCCCACAAAGACCTCTGGGAAAAGATGAAAACACCCGGCACCCCATGGATGGAAATCGATGTGAAGGTAGCCGGGACAATGCTTGAATCCACCAATACCGGAGCAGGAACTTACTTCCCGTCCGTATCGATCGAACCTGGCGTCGTGGAAGTCGCCCGTCAACAGGCCGATCTTATCAACTATGTGAACTATTCCGGAACCAACGCCACCACCATCGTTTGGGTCGAAAAGACCAACTACGACGGTCAGGCAGCATGGACCGCTGAAGGTTCAGCAAAACCTCTGATCGATTGGGAATACAAAACTGTCCTCTCTACCGCAAAGAAGGTCGCCGACCGGGTGAAAGTATCAACAGAAATCCTGGACGATGTGGAAAATATGGCCGGAACCATTCGCAACGAGCTGAAATATTCCGTTGACATGGCCGTAAATACTGCCATCCTCTCCGGTGCCGGTGGAGACTCTATCGAAGGGATCACCCACTGGGCCTCTCTTTATGTGACTACCGGGATCAAAACCACCAATCCCAACAACAAGGACGCCATCCTCGCCGCCTGTAAACAGATCCGAATCCTGTATTTTAACCCGAGCCATGTATTTATCAATCCACTGGATATGGCAAATATTGAACTCGAAAAGAACAACCAGGATATCTATGTTATTCCTCCCTTCGCCACAGCCGACGGTAAGGTTATTGGTGGAGTAAACGTCATCGAAACGCCATCGATCCCCCAGGGATATCTGCTGGTCGCAGATATGAAAAAGTGCAAGGTCCGCGAAAAAGATTCTTTCAAAGTGATGGTCGGATGGTCCAACGATGACTTTGACAAGAACCTCCTGACGATGGTCGGTGAACGAAGAATGCACCTCTTTATCGCCGACAACGACACCGGAGCTTTCCTGTACGACACGCTGGCAAACATCAAAACAGCTATCTCCCAGCTTTAACACTGGGCCGCATCAATTCTAACCCTAAATCGAAAACAAATGGCAAAGGAAAAACAAACACCAATCAACCTCCGCGAACGGATTAAAGTGAAAGCAACTGACAAAAATCCGTTCATGAAATCCGGCGAAGAAACGGAAGCTCATCCGATCATCGCCAGGGAAGGGGTGAAGTTAGGACATTACGAAATTGTCAAAAAATCGTAAATGGCTAATTATCTGACAGTCGATTATTTCATTGGGGAACTCGCCGTGGGGAACCTGTCCGGGTCGAACCCTGCCGTTACGGCCAATGTCAATGTGGTCAAACAATATATCGCATTGAAAGAACCCGTATTCATGGAACTGCTCCTGGGATCGGATCTCTACGCCGAATTCCTCGATGGAATGGCTGCTCAAACTCCTGATGCCAAATGGACTGAACTGAAGGATAAAATATTCAAAGTTGATTTACTGGCCAATACCTATATCTCACCAGCCGCCAACTATGTGTTCACATTCGTCTTTGAAAAGATGATGAGATCCTATGGAGTAGGTGAAAAGAAAACCAACGATCAAGCTGTTGCCGACAAACTTAACTCAATGGATCTCATTCGAGCATGGCAAAGCATGAGAACAATGGTCTCCGATATATGGGAATGGCTGGAAGAAAACCTGGATACATATCCATCATTCGATCCTTATCAGGAAGATCCTTTCGATTGGTACAACGCAATGGGTATCTGAGATGACCAAAGCAAGATACATATACGATCAAATAGCAGTAATCGCAACAGATGTGGCGACAAAAACCGGGATTAGTCTGTACTACCAGTATGGTGACCCGAAAGAAATCATCACGAACCTCAAAGCGATGACCATTGATCCTGAGCAAACCAATCAGAAGTATCCGATGCTTGCCCTCTTTACCGACATCGAAGAAAAAAGGGGAGAACAATCATCTATCGAAGCAAGGGTAGAATTAAACATGATCCTCGCAACGCTTACACAGCCGACGCTTATAGCACCGGAGAGGATGGAGCTAAACTTTAAGACCACGCTGTATCCCCTCTATTACCAGTTACTCAAAAGCATATCTGCTTCTGGGTATTTTACGGAAAATGCATGGCAGAGATTATCACATCAGAAGATCGACAGGCTGTACTGGGGCCGCCACGGTTTAATAACTGACAACGGTAACGTATTCGGGGATTATATCGATGCAATAGAAATAACAAATCTCAAATTATCAATCAAAACACAATGCTAAAACTAATCAAAGATGAATACATTTAACGATCCGGGTTGTGTCACTACCGGTGGGAACACAGGTGTTCCATCCTGCGACTTTATACCCAAAAACATCATCGGCTGTATCTTAGCCCCGGCAACACTTGAATTGACCGCTGCCGAGGTCGCCACATCGGCTGCATTTATTACCAAAATGCAAGCCCTCATGGTTGCTACCGAAGCCAACCGCATCTATCCTATCTGGAATCTTGTACCAGAATCCGACAAATCAGAAGAGGACGTATTCACAACCGGTCCGACCGGTAAATCGAACTTCGTCCGTCATGGAAAGCCTGGATGGGTGTTCGATAACATTGCAGCTGGTCTCTTCCAGCACAGGGAGATCAGAAAACACAACCTGACGAAAACAAAAAAGGTATTCCTCGTCGATTCTGACTATACCGTTT